TAAAAGCGATATTTAGCTACCCTTTTGAGTTTTGTAAGGTAAAAAAGATTATTGTGCCGGTGAGCAGTACCCATGCAAAAAGCCTAAAATTAGTTACCAAGATGGGTTTTGTTGAAGAAGCAAGGGTAAAAGATGCAGCACCGGATGGCGATATTATATTTTTGACATTGGCACGGGAAAAGTGCCGGTTTCTAGGGGTAGAAAATGGGTAAGTCAGCGTCAGCACCACCAGCACCAGATTATATTGGCGCAGCCAAGCAACAGGGTATTGATAACCTAACGGCGGCTAGGCAGTCAAATATTATGTCAAACCCAAATATGTACACGCCATTTGGAAATCAAACTGTCACTTATTCAAACCCAACATTTGACCAATCGTCATATGAAACAGCGTTGGCTAAATACAACGCAGACAAAATTGACCCCAATTCTTATTATCGAACTGGCGAGGGCGGTCAAACAAGTTTTGACCAAGCTGGGTTTGATTTAGCCAATGCAAAACGAGGCGCTGCGCCAACCCGTGAAGGGTTTATGACGGGTGGCGGTCAGCCAACGGTTACACAAACGTTAACTCCACAAGCTCAACAAACGCTAGATGCACAGCAACGTGTGCAAACTTCATTGGCAAACCTTGGTGAAAGAGGCATTTCAAATGCTTACGCTACACTTTCGCAACCTTTTACGCCAACATCGACTGAGATCAAAAAAGATTTTACTGGGTATCAAGCAGCGCCATTAGCCGATCAATATGGTTTAGCGCAAGCAAAAACCGCAGCCGATACATACGGTTTAGCGCAACGACAAATTGATACAAGTGGTTTAACTGTCATGCCTACTAATGCAGGCATAAACGCTCAACAAGCTATTTTGGCAAGACTTGACCCCACTATCCAAGCTGGTGATGTATCTTTTAAACAAGCATTAGCAAACCAAGGTTTAGCGCCTGGCACAGCTGCGTATGATGCTGCGTTTAGAAATCGTGAGATGAGCAAAAACGACTTGTATAACCAAGCGGCTTTGCAAGGCATCAACCTTGATATGGCAGCACGTCAGCAAGGATTAAACGAGCAATTGTCGCAGGCCGGCTTATACAACACGGCAGTTGGTCAAAACTTTGGTCAAGGCGTGACTGCCGATCAACTAGCAAATGCTGCTGTTGGTCAAAACTTTGGTCAGGGCATTACCGCACAAGGTCAACAGTACAACCAAGCACTAGCAAAAGCCCAGTTTCAAAATACCGCACAGCAACAGCAACTAGCGCAAGATTTGGCGTTACGACAACAGCCAATTAATGAAGTCATTGGGTTGATGGGTGGTTCACAAATTCAATTGCCTCAATTCCAAGGGTATCAAGGCATGAGCGTAGCACCATCACCAACTTTTGCGGGTACGCAGGCGCAAGGACAAGCTGATATGTCACGGTACGGTATTGCACAGTCAGGCGCTAATGCAGGTATTCAAGGAATTGCGTCTTTGGGCGGCATGGCGGCGATGTATTTCTAATGCTTGGATTAGCGTTTTCAGGCGGGAAGGATTCTTTAGCGTGTTGGTATTTGTACCGTGAAAAGAATCCCATTGTATTTTGGGCAAATACTGGCAAGGCTTTCCCCGAAACGATGGAAATCATCAAACAGGTCAAAGCAGAGGCGGTTGAGTTTATTGAAGTTAAGTCAGATCAAGAGCAGCAGATTAAGTTTTACGGCTATCCAAGCGACATTGTGCCGATTGACCATAGCCTTGAAGGTATGCAGTTTGCAGGCGATAGACCAGTACGAGTACAAAGTTATTTAAATTGCTGTTGGGCAAACGTAGGGCAACCTCTCACAGAGGCGATTGCAAAACGTGGCATTACGCATTTGATTCGTGGGCAAAGGCTTGATGAAAGCCACAAATCTACGGCTCGGCATGGGTCGGTAGTAAATGGTGTGACTTACATTCAGCCGATAGAAACATGGACTAAAGAAGAAGTTTTGGCATTTTTACGGACTCAATGCCAATTGCCAGAACATTATGCAATCGACCATTCAAGCCTTGATTGTTACGATTGCACAGCGTATTTGGCGCACTCAGCGGATCGAGTGGCATGGATGAAAGAAAAACACCCAAATTTGCATGAAAAATATAAAATAAACATGGCGGCACTAAAGTCTGCCTTGTTGCCTACTTTAGAGTTATTAAGGAATTGCGATGCTTAATCAATATGTCAACATGACTCCGCAGCAGAAAATGGCTCAAATGCTGCAACAGCAGCAGCAACAGACTCCGTTGCAAGGTCAGGAAATGGGTCAAATGCCGCAAGTCCAAAATCCTATGGCTGGCGCTCAAGATGCAATAAATATGTATAGCAAAATGAGCCAACAAAACAAGATGCAAGATATGCAAGATTACATGGCCCGACTTAAACTTGGTCAAGCACAAACTGGCGGTATGTTTGACTTGGCTAACGCTCAAGCGCCAGCGATGACCGCAAATAATTACACGGGATAAGTCATGGACTTCGATTACAACACTAGATTAGCGGCGATTCAGCGAAACGAAAAGTTAGCGCAAATCATGCAGCAGCAGGCTTTTCAACCTATAGAAGTCCAAAGCTACCAAGGTATTCAAGCGCCTATTTCTCCTTTGTCGGGACTTGCTAAAGTGTTGCAGGCATACATGGGTGCAAAAGGTACGGGCGAAGAAGAACGCATCAAGTTGAATCAAGAGGCTAAAGCTGAAGCGCAACAAATGTTGTCAAGTCTTAACCCACAAGCCTCACCTGGTCGTGCCGCAGTTATGGGTATGCCTGAGATTCAAGCTCGTCCTGCAACGTCATTTACCCCAATGGGTTCTGACTTTGAAGATAATCCTAATTTGCAAACAGCACCGTCGGGCAACGTAGAAACGCCTGCTGTAGCTTACCAGCCTGCTGTCGCAGCACAGGCAGCAATACCACCAACAAGCGGTGCGCCATTAGACCCAGAGCAAAAGCGTCAGCGTCTTGTACAGATGATGATGAGCCAAAACCCATACATTGCACCAGTTGCTAAATTGGAATACGAACAATTGGGCAAACAAGATAGTGGCCCATTGGCTGAGTATCGTCTTGCTGTTCAGCAAGGCTACAAAGGTACAATTGACCAATACAAGACGCAACAAGCACAGGCAGGGCGATCAATTACTAACGTTAGTATGCCATCCTCAATGGCGCCAATGTTTGTAAGAGATAAAATAACTGGCGAAAAGTTATATGTTCAAGCAAATACTCGTGGCACGATGGATTTGTCTAGATATGAACCAATTGAAAAGCCAACAGATTTAAGAACGCAATTGGCTGATGCGGGTATCTTTCCAAATAATCCTGATGGAACGCCAAACCCTAAATATGTAGAATATGCCGAAGCTGCATTGCGTAAAAATTATTCAATGACAACTCCTGCCGGCTCAGTTACGACAGGGCCTGGGGAAAAACCACCTGGTTTTGTTCCAAAAACGGACGTAGGCGAAACAATTAACCTTGGAAATAGAGATTTACAAGGTAATTTAATTATTACTGCAACACCTGGATCAGCTGAAGTTGCGTCTGCTCGTGCAGGGCAAGTTACAGCCGCTGAAGCGGGTGGCAGAGTAACAGGCACATCACAAGCGCAAGCAGTTATTGATTTGCCAAAAGTAATTGATAACGCAGATACTGCAATTAAAAACGTGCAAGAGTTACTTACTCACCCTGGCTTTAAAGCATCTGTTGGCATGGGAGTGCCAGGCATGAAATATGTGCCAGGTACGGCTCAAGCTGATTTTCGGTCTAGGATGGATCAAGTACAAGGTGGTGCATTTCTTACTGCAATTGATACTTTGCGTGGAACTGGTGCAATTACTGAAGTTGAAGGCGCAAAAGCTACGGCAGCTAAAAATCGTATGTCTACAGCAACGTCTGAAGATGCATTTAATAAAGCGGCTAAAGACTACTTGGACATTATTGAACAAGGCGTAAAGCAAACTTACAGCAGAGCCGGCACGAATTATGTACCGCTGCAAAGAGGGTCTGCACCCAAAACCATCAATTTCGGGGATTTACCTAAATAATGGACGTTACGCTACCTGATGGCACGGTCATTAAAGATGTGCCAGACAATATTACACAAGCCCAATTAACCGCTAAATTAAAGGCTAATGGCTTAGATATGTCTAAGTACGAGCCGACCATTGGGCAAGAAATTCTTGCGTCACCAGCGGGTCGGTTTATTAGCGGCGCAGGCGAGTTTATTGACGCAGGCGCTCAATTGTTGCCAAGAGCATTGTCTACCGTGTCATCGTTGGGCGGGTTAAATCCTAATCCAGTTAGTAAATTTCTTGATGAACAGGCTGCAAGCGTTGACGAAGGCATTGTAAAAAGAAAAGCTGAAATGGATGCCGCTAAATTAGCGACAAAGTTTCAAGGCGCAGATATTTCAAGGTTTTTAGGTAGCGCAGCAAGTTTGCCTAACTTAGCTTTAATGAAACAACTTGCGCCAATGGCAAAGACAATCCCTGGCTTATTAGAGTCTGGTGCTTACATGGGCATGACGGGCGGTGCTTTAACTCCCGTTACTGAAAACCTTGACAATTTTGCCAGTCAAAAAGCCGTTCAAACTGGCGCTGGTGGCGTATTTGGTGCTGCGTTAGCCCCAGTTGGTCAATTGCTTGGGCGTGGCTACGAGCTTGCTAGAGCGTTGGCTCAACCATTTACAGAGTCAGGCAAAAAAGCAATTATTGGGTCAAATTTGCGTGGTCAGATTAGACCAAGCGATATTGGTGATGTTGTAAACCGGCTAGATCAAGCCGAAGGATTAGTACCAGGCTCTCAGCCCACCGTTGGAGAAATTTCAGAAAGCGGTGGATTAGAGGCTATTCAACGGCAAGCCGCATCAAAATATCCACAAATGTTTGCGCCAAGAGAGGCTGCTAATGTTCAGGCTCGTCGTGAGGCAATTGGTGAAATTGCTGGTGACGTAGGCAAAAAAGAATTGTTTGAAACATCAAGAGCAGACGCTGCTGATGTGCTTTATAAACAAGCATACAAACAAACTTTGAATGTAAATCGTGATCCATTGACTGGCAAAATGTTGCCCAAAGCAGACCGTGATGCTGCAACCGCTGAAATGGCAGATTTGTTAGATACGCCTGCCATTCAGCAAGCAATGAAAGATGCCATTGTTTTAGCAAAAAATGAACGCATTGATATTAAAGATCCAAAGGGTTCGATTCAAGGACTCGATTACACTAAACGTGCGCTAGACAAACAAATTGCAACTGCTGAAGGTGACAACGAAAAGCGCATTTTGATGGGCGTAAAAGAAAGGCTTATGTCTTTCTTGCAACGTCAAAGCCCAAAATATGCTGAGGCCGTTGCAACGTATGCCGAAGGTAGCAAGCCATTGAATCAAATGGCTGTTGGCGAATACTTAAAAAACAAGTTAGTGCCTGCTGTTGGTGAAGAAGGCAATTTGTTAAGGGAAAACATTGGTTCATTTACTGAGGCATTGAGAAACCCAAACACACCAAAATTAGCAACAGGGTTTGGCGGCAATGATTTAGAACAATTATTTGCAAATAGCCCTGAACAATTGCAAACGTTGAGAAACATTGCAACAGAGTTAGCTCGGAAAAGTAACGCACAAGATTATGGTCGAGGCGTAGGGTCAAACACGTTTCAAAACCTTGCAATGGCAAATATTGCACAAAAGACAGGTTTGCCTTTTGGTTTGGTTAATATGCCTTATCTTGGCGCACCGGCTCGAAAGATTTATGAAAACGCAACTGAAACTATGCAACAACAGTTAGCTCAGGCGTTACTAGACCCAAAAGCAACGGCACAGTTAATTGCTCAAGCAGCACCGTCTGAGCGTGGTCGTTTAATGGCAGCTGCTCTACGAGGTCAATTAACTCCTGCAATGTTTGGTGCGCCAACAACCGAATTAATGAATCAATAAGAGGTAATCAATGAGCTATAACGGCAGCGGTACATTTGTAATCAACTCAACTGGTCAGCCAGTTGTTACAAACACAGTCATTTCGTCTACGGCGTTTAATGCGCTGACTGCTGATCTTGCAACTGGTTTAACAACTGCATTGACCAAAGACGGTCAAACGACACCAACAGCCAATATCCCAATGGGAACATTTAAGTTCACAGGGTTGGGGGCGGGTTCTTCTGCGACTGATTCTGCAAATTTATCGCAAGTGCAAAGCTCGGTTGGCTCGTTTTTAACGGCAGCAGGCACAGACACCATTACGGCAACGGTAAGCCCATCATTGACTGCTTATGCTGTTGGTCAAACGTTTAAGTTTATTGCTGCTGCGACAAATACAGGCGCAGTCACAATTAACATTAGTGCGCTTGGTGCTAAGTCCATTGTAAAAAATGGAACAACACCGCTATCTGCGGGTGAGTTAGTAAGCGGTTCAATGTATCAAATTGTTTACGATGGTACTAACTTTCAACTTATCGGGGCTGGTGGCGTTACTGCTGGCAAATCAATAGCTTTCTCAATTATTTTTGGACTATAAATCATGGCCGCACCTAATATTGTTAACGTCAGCGCAATTTATGGCAAAGTCGTAACTGCCGATTTAACTTCAACATCTGCTATTTCAGTTTTAAGCAATGCCGCAGCAAGTGGCAAAGTGTTTAAAGTTGATTCTCTCGTAGTGGCTAACATTGATACTGCGAATGCTGTCAATATCACTATTAACCATTACTCAGCTGCTGCACTTGGTGGAACAGCTACGGCAATTGCATCGACAATTGCAATTCCTGCTAATTCAACTTTAATTGTGATTGATAAAACAACCATGATTTATCTTGAAGAAAATATGTCAATTGGCGCTGTTGCCGGTACTTCAAGCAAGTTAAAAGTGGTTTGTTCTTATGAGGACATTTCGTAATGGCTTTAGGAAACCAAGGACAAATAGGCCCAGCTCGTGCTGCTACGAGTGGGATGCTGCGATTGTCTACATTGCAACAAGCTAAAACTGCGCCATATGCTGTGCAAATGCTTATCGTTGCGGGTGGCGGCGGTGGTGGACAAGGTACGTTTTCTGTTGATAACGGTGGCGGTGGTGGTGCAGGCGGCGTAATTGCTCAAACCGGATATTTAACCGCAGGCGTTAATTATCCAATTACCGTTGGCGCTGGTGGTGCAGGCAGTTCAAACGGAAATACGTCTTTTGTTTCTCCTCTTTATTACGCTGTAGGCGGTGGACGAGGCAACACAAACGGGGCGGCTGGCTTTTCGGGCGGTTCTGGTGGTGGTGGCGCAGGAAATAACGGCGCAGGCGGTGCTGGAACTACTGGGCAAGGCAATACTGGCGGCACAGGTGCGGGAACATACGGCGGTGGTGGTGGCGGCGCAAGTGCTGTTGGCGCTACGGGCGGCATAAGCGCAAGTCAAGGCGGTGCTGGCGTATCCTCCTCTATAACCGGATCAGCAGTTACATATGGTGGAGGCGGCGGTGGCGCTGGAGGTGGTGCAGCAGGCGGTGCGGGTGGAGGTGGTGCGGGTGGTATTGCTGCGGCAGTTGGAACAGCAGGAACAGCCAACACGGGTGGCGGCGGCGGTGGCGGTGGTGCAAACACAAACAACGCAGGTGGTGCTGGCGGTTCAGGTGTGGTTATTTTTTCAATTCCAACTGTTAATTATTCTGGCGTGACAACGGGTTCACCAACCGTAACATCTAGCGGCTCAAACAAAATATTAACTTTTACGTCATCTGGGAGTTACACGGCATGAGTTATTTTGCAAACGTTGCATCGTTTACAAATGGCAAAGGCATTGTTTCTAATGTTATTGTTGCCGATCAAACAATTGTTGATTCAGGTGAATTTGGCGATCCTAGTTTGTGGTGGCAAACATCGTATAACACGCATGGCAATGTTCATTACGGCCCTGACGGTCAGCCAGATGGTGGCGTGGCACTACGAGCAAACTACGCAGGGATTGGTTACACGCTAGATATTACGGTTGTTCAGGATGGCGTAACTGGCGTGTTTTATGCACCTCAACCATACCCATCTTGGATTTTGAATACACAAACATATTTGTGGGAAGCGCCAGTTGCAATGCCAAATGACGGGAAACCGTACGAATGGGATGAGTCAAGTCAATCGTGGGTAGAAATTGCTTAACTTTATTGCGGGAGTTTTCCTTTTGCCATTGATTCTGCTTTGCAGTTTATGGCTTATCCCGTGGGCAATTTATGCTCTTTTAAAAGGCTTTGATATTGATGCTTAAATCTGTTGCAATATGGTTTGTTAAGTCGGTTGGCCTGATTGGATTGACTATCTTAGCGTTTCCGCTTGCGCCATTTTTAGCGTTGTTTATTGTCCACGCAGAGGAATCTGAAACGACAGGATTTCCCTCGTTGTACCCTGGTAAGTTGCGTGAGTTCCTTATTCCTAGTTTGCGTATTTGGCAATCACCAGACGCACCGTTAGATGAGTGGTGGTACGGTGATTATCCAAGCCCGTTAAAGCTCAAGTACGACCAAGCGTATTACGACAGTCATTATTGGCTACGCTACGCTAGTCGAGTGTTTTGGTTGTGGCGCAATGCTGCATACGGCTTTGGCGCTAAATGGGGCTATGCCGACAAAGGCACGTTTGCTCTGTATACGAAAGACAATGACGATCAATGGAAGTCTGGCAAAAATGTTTGCAGTTTTTGGAAAGTGTGCAATAGTGATGGTGACATAGGCTGGTTGTTACGGGCGCAAGTTTACTTTTACAAAGACCGATGCGTAGAAATTATCTTTGGATACAAGTTGTTAGGTGAAACCGTTAATGGTAAAAAGCTAGTTGCTATTCAATGTTCACCATTTAAAAAATATCCGGAGTAAGTCATGGATTGGCAGAATTTCATTAACGTAGGCGCTGGCTGTTTGTTAGCAGTTGGTGGATGGTTTTGCCGTCAATTGTGGGATTCGGTTAAAGAGTTAAAGGCCGACATTGCAGGGCTTAAACTTCATGTGAGCGATGTATACGTTAAGAAGTCAGAAATGGACACGCTCAAATCAGAAATGGACAAGCGTTTTGATCGAGTTGAAATGTTGCTTGATCGTCTGTTTGATAAGCTAGAGTCTAAGGTAGACAAGTAATGGATCGTTGGAAGAATCGACGCAGAATGGCATGGTTATCTATGCTTGCTGCATTGGTCTTTCCCCTGCTTATCCTTGTGTCTGAGTCCCCTACCCTTGGCACTATCGCTATGCCCTTTTACATCTTTGTCAGCGCCGTTGTAGGCTCGTATATGGGCTTTGCAACGATGGATGATAACTGGCGCAAATAATGTTTCCATTATTCCCTAGTGCTTTGTGGATGAAAATTGGTGCAATTCTTGCGCTATGTGCGCTAATGTACTTTTTGGGGTGGAACAATGAACACAAGAAATTCGTTGCTTTTCAGGCTGAGATTGCTGCATTGGGTAAAGCACAGGAAACCATTAACGCTGCAAAGGTGAAAGAGCATGAAACTATATCGGCTTCAATCTCAAATCAATATGAAGCTCGTTTGTCTGCTGTTCATAATTATTACGCTGACAGGGTGCAGCCAAATCCCAGTAGCGGTAACTTGCCCACCGTTCCCAAGCCCACCAGCTGCCCTAATGCAGCCTCCACCAACACAGAATTTATTAGACAATGCGCTGAAACGACCTTAATGTTGACCGAATTGCAAAACTGGGTGAGAAGTATCAAATGACTGTTGCTGACCGTATAACCATAATTTGTTGCGTGTCCCTCGCTGTTGTATTGCTGTCAACGGTGGTTGTGGTCTTAATTGGATTGTTCGACCCGTTAGTTGATAACGCTGAAATTTTTAAACTGATTAACCCAGCCTTTAATATGATTGTTGGGGCATTTGTTGGCACGATAGCCGGTATAAAGATTGGCAAGGATGATGCAAAATGATTATCCCCGTTTTCTTGATGAGCCTCTTAGTATTTCATATGCGTGAGCAGTAGACATGCCAAACAAAATTGCCAGTTCGCTTACGGGTGTGTCATATTTATCTTTTACTCGTTTCATAGCCGCAACAAGTTGCTCGCTAAATTTAGTAAGATTGGTGTTGTTGCCATGTTGTTTGCTTAAACCTGTATCTCTTGCATGGTCATTGTTTTCTTTGAATGTTGCCCATTCTAAATTTTCTAACCGATTGTCTGTTTTAATTCCGTTTTTATGATTTACAGTCATTCTAAATATTGGTTTACCTAAAAAAGTTTCGGCAACAACTCGATGAATAAGTTTTCTTTCACCTTTAAAATTGTGTGCGTAGTAACCCGTTTTTTGCAAAGATCCTTTTAACAGCATTGCTTTCAAAACACCTTTGCGCCCGTCTTTATAAATTAAAGCTCGCTCTTTACCTCTCAAATTGCCTAAACTTGATATTTCGTAACTATCTTCATAACCGCAAACATTTTTCCATATTTCCTCAGTCATAACAATCCTTTAGGTTGTTTATATCGTAAGGGTTAACTATATCATGCAATCCAATTGGCCACAATCATTTCGTTTAATGTTAGCAAGTGAGGGGGGGTTTTCGAACCATCCAAGTGATCCAGGCGGCATGACTAACTTAGGCGTAACCAAAGCAACTTGGGAGAACTGGGTAGGCCGTGAGTCAGACGAGGCTGAAATGCGTGGGCTGACACCGGAAAAGGTCGAGCCTTTGTACAAAAAGAAGTATTTCGACGCTGTGCGTGGCGATGAGTTGCCAATGGGTCTTGATTATTTAATGTTTGATTTTGCCGTTAATGCTGGCGCAGGCAGAGCAATCAAAACATTGCAAACCGCAGTTGGGGTTACGCCAGACGGTGGGTTTGGCCCGATGACAATGGCAGCTGTGCAGGCCGTTGACCCTGTTGATCTAATTGAGCGATTTAGCCAAGCCAAAGAGGACTTCTATCGGTCTTTGACTACCTTTGCAACGTTTGGCAAAGGGTGGCTAAATCGGGTCGCTGACGTTAAGGTAAAGGCTTCTGCGATGTTGGCTTAAAGTGCCTATCGCAGTAAACACAAAGCCCGTCACGCAACGTTGTACAAACTTGACCGCAACCATCACAAACAAACTCTTTGGGAAAGTTTGTCGGGCGTGACCAACGTACCCAAAGAGCTGTAGCAACCAATGCAGCGGCAGCGCAATAGAATATAAAAATCCAGTCCCATAGCGTCATCACCAGCCTCCCACACCCATGAGTACCGTTTGCTCTTTTTCGGCTCTCTGAGCGGCTATACGCATGGCTGGCGATAGCCTGTATGCCGGCCTGTCAAACTTATCGATCTTCTTTTCAACGTGGGTTAGGAATTTCTCAAGCAAAGCACGTTCACCAGTTGGGGCAATCCCGCCTAATTCGTGCGAACACATTGCAAGCGTAGCGGGTCGAGAGTCTGGTAACAAACCCTTGTGACGCAGTTTGTCAGCAGCGGCTAGATATAAATTAGACAAAGTCATTGTTGTCCCCAAGTAATTGTGTGGCACGATCAAGACCAACTTCTGTTTGAATCATTCGACGTAAACTGACAATTGTTTCAGCGTTTAGCAACATTCCCTCCATTAACGCTTTGTTAGATTCTTGCAACTGGCGTATCAGCTGCGCTGCCTCGGTCTGCTCTTGATGCGTCATAAAAAACCCATTCTCAAGGTTTCTCAGGATTTGTTTCGGGCTAAGTGGGTTCATTTGTGTGTCTTGTCCAATGCGTAGAGGGCTGTATACAGATGCGGATGCGTTGTGTCGTTAAGTAGTACACCTTTATCCCCAATGTAGCCTGTGGGCTTTAATTTAGCTAGATTGTCAGCAGCCTGGCGAAAGGCACAAGGATTGTATTCAGCGTTGCAGCGACCACCGCAAGCCTCTTTAAACAAATGGATATAGTCGGCCTTGTTCATAAGCGCAGTCCAAACGGGTTATGAGCGTGTTTAACAACTAGGTTTTCGTAATTATCTGAAGATTCTGTAGCAGTCGGTGCTTGTCGAATAGTGACATAAACACAAGGTGAGCCACGCCTACCATCCCCACGTTTCTCGATTTTTTTGTTGCGCTGAAGTTTGGCAAGTTGTGTGTAAATGCTGATCTTTTCAAGGCCACAGTAATCAGCAATATCAACTGTTGTTTTAGGCTCGATGCAATACCGCAATATCTTTTGTTCTGTTGACATATATTCCCTTTAAAAGGATACATTAAGCTATCTAAACAGATCAATCAAGAAGTATTAACTAGGTGATAACCCTTACTCTGTTTATTTAAATAATAGATACCCTACCCTTATACCCACCCACCGTAGTAGTTGAGGATAAATCCTTTACGACAGACCTGTAGCTTGTTAGCTTTATGGCAGGCAGCTCATCCCACCCGTAGATTCCCTAAATTACTAGCAGTCCTTGCAAGTAATAAAGATCACAACCTACAGTAAATGGTTTTACTAGATTTCTCTAGTCTGTCTATATCCTGTTCGATTTCTCTACTTAGGGGTGCGGGTCACACCGGATAAAGCGTAGTAATAACTGTATAACTGACCTGTTCTGGGTACGAGTGGTCACTCTATTAGCTAATGCGCCCTGACAGCTGTTTTAAAAAACAAAAAAGCCGTTTTAATCTGTATCCTGGTGAGAGAAACCACTATCGTTTTCAAGGCGCAAGTGGATCAGGCTACAGACTAAAACGGCTTCGTTATCTCTCACGACAACAACTCAATTCTGCCACCGTCTTTCCGATGTGTCAAGGTCTAAAGCTAACCTGGTGAAACACGACCCTTATCATTGTTTGTTTCATGCTTGCTAAAGGCTCAATCAGTCTAATGCAACTCAGGCCATATTTCATGCCAGTTGTTAATTTCTTTTCTGCTAAACCGACCTTTAGACTGGCGCTCAAGTTCAGCTGCAATGATGACCATTTTGTCAGCCGGCAAACCGTTGTGTTTCCATTGGCTAACTGCGCCAGGCGTGACTCCGCACCGTTTGGCTACTGCAAACGTACCACCTAATATTTGGATGATTTCTGTTGTATTCATGTTAGATAGCTTAACAGATGAGGTTTTGTATGTGTTGACTTATCTATTTAGATACCTTAATATCTATCTTACTGGCATACCCGTCAGGATTTTATACAGGTGCATAAATGAATGAATTAGCAAAAGCATTAGTCAAGGCGCAGGCAGCAATGTCACACGCAGCCAAAGATAGTAAAAATCCCCACTTTAAATCTGCATACTCTAGCCTAGCTAGTGTGATCGATGCTGTGCGGCCTGCTCTCTCGGCTAACGGTTTAGCCTTTGTGCAGATGTTGCATACCGCTGAAAGTGGCGTAGCAGTTGAAACTGTTCTTATCCATGAATCAGGCGAACAACTTAGCTGCGGAACGTTGTTTATTCCCGCAACCAAACAAGACGCACAAGGCTTTGGCTCGGCAATTACTTACGGCAAACGCTACGGTCTGCAAGCAGCACTTGGTATTGCGTCAGAAGATGACGATGGCACAGCTGCCGTAAAAGCACCGCCTAAACCAATTGAACCACCTAAAGGAATTGAGTTAGATACTGTTGTTGCTAGGATGGCATCAGCAGTTAGCTACGAAGGTTTAAAAGACATATTTAGAACCGCATGGCCTATTTGCCTGAAAGAGCAACAGATTCCGTTGAAGGCTGCATACGATCAATTTAAAGCAAACTGGGAACAACAATAATGGCAAACGATCTTAACCGCTGCGAGTTTATTGGGCGCTTGGGCAAAGACCCTGAAGTACGTTACACCGCTGACTCTAATGCAATCTGTAATTTCTCAATTGCGGTAGGTTACAAGACCGCAACCAAGGAAACGACAGAATGGGTCAGAATAACGACGTTTGGCAAGTTGGCAGGAATATGTGCCGACTACCTAAAGAAAGGCTCACAGGTCTTTGTAGCGGGTCGTATGACTACTCGCAAGTGGCAGAACAAAGATGGCGTGGATCAATACACAACTGAGGTAGTTGCTGACCAAATGCAGATGCTTGGTGGTCGGCCTGCTGAAGATGCACCACCAGTTGCTGCGCCTGCTAAACCAAAATCTGACGCTTACCGCCAAATCAAAGAGGGGATTGTCGTGCCTCTTGATGAAATGATCGACGATGTGCCGTTCTGATGACTCAGACGGAAGAGGCAATACTTATTTCTTGGCGCATCCAGCAATGGTACGAAGGCATGGTTTTAGACGCTAGAGCCATGCAAGATTTGCAGGATGCAATCGAGATGCTTAAAACATTAGCTAAACAGGTAAACAAATGAATAACGTAAATACAGATGATGAAGACATGACAATTCGGGATTATTTTGCAACGGCTGCTATGAGTGGCTTTCTTTCTACGGATTATTTTCGTGGTATGCCGTTCAATCTTGTTGCTGAAGATGCTTATCGAGTAGCAGACGCAATGATGGAGGCACGAAAAAATGATAATTAAATCAGCAGACTCAGAAAGTGGCCATTGGTACGCAGCTGACGGTTCACCAGCGTACAAGATCATTGGCAAGAACGGCAAAGAACGCAACACAACGGTTCGTGACGCAAGGGAACTGGGGTTAAAGCCTAGCGTAACAACCGTGTTGGGCTTAGTTGCCAAGCCTGGCTTATCAAACTGGCTGCAACAGCAAGTCTTATTGGCTGCGCTGACGTTGCCACGCATTGCTGGCGAAACAGAGGAAAATTGGCTAGAGCGAGTAATGTCCGATAGCAAAAGCACAGGCCGTGACGCTATGGATCGTGGCACTCAGATGCACGGTGTATTGGAACGGTTTTACCGTGGCGAACAAGACGATTACCCTGTTTACGTTAACCAGGTTGATGCGTCAATCAGAATTCACTTTGGGCATGACCAGACTTGGGAAGCAGAACGATCCTTTGCATACGAAGGGTTTGGTGGCAAAGTTGATTTGATTGCTGAAAACATCGTGATCGACTTTAAGAGCAAGGATAAGCTCGACAAGGTTGTGCCGTACCATGAGCAACTGATGCAGTTGGCTGCATACCGTGTCGGCCTCGGCAAACCAACAGCCAGATGCGCCAACGTGTTCTTTACTGCTGAAGGCGATGTAAAACTGATCGAACATTCAGAGGAAGATTTAGCCTCTGCATGGGATTGCTTTCAGTATTTACTAGCGTTCTACAAGCGTAAAAACAACCTATAATAAATTGTCGGTGTTGTTCACTCCTTGTTCCATCGACCGCCCCGTAATTGGGGCGTTTTGTTGTAAAAATCCAAATAAATTAAAAATAATTGTGAAACTAGGGTTAACACCTATGCTTTTATTATTTAGATAGCTTAATATCTAGTCATGGCAACAACGCCATACGACAAATAAAGGTACATAAAATGAACAAAGTAACAAAAGACTTAATGAAATGGTTTCCAACTCTTGATTGCGACCAAGCATTTGATTTGCACATGAAGTTAATGATGGAAGGTGTTGATTTCTCAGAGATCAGCAACAAAGAACTAAAGCCCGAAGCTGCTCGTTTGTTAGGGGCTGCATAAATGAAATACTCATACATACAATTAACAGACGAAGGCAAGCGCCAACTGATGCGTGAACTTAGCCGTGAGCTTACCGACAAAAAGATTGCAGAGCTAATGGATCAATTTGCCGATGGCGTAAAAACAGATAGCAATGGCGAACCGTACATCAAGATTGACCGTGACGAGGTGCTGATGTGTGCTGTGCCAATGTACACACACTTTATCGACGTTAACCACATTGAAACCGTGACAGCTAACGAGGAGGATGGCAGCGATGAATAAGCACAACTGGCCTTTTATGACTGACTTAGGCGATCCCAACTGGACGGGTCGCACAAATAGAACGATGCGTCATCAAACACGCTATTCACGGGCTGACGAACGCATACCACCGATTGCTTGGGTGGTTGGTTTGCTTATGCTTGCAATGGTGTTTGGTTTCTTTCCACTTCTTTCGGTGTTGATGGCATGAACAAGATTAATTTAATTATTGATGCGCTCGAGTCGGCAAGAAACGAAATACATGACCCAACTTTGTGGACTGATAAAGTTGACAAAGCTCTTGCCGCAGCTCGTAGGTTAAAAGCGTTGCAACCAGTTGGGGTGTTTGAATACGATTGGATGAGCAAAGTTTGGGAAGAATTAACGCCAAATTGTGAAGGTGTAAAACTCTACGCATTGGATGAGGTAACAAAATGAGCCGTAAAGTTATGCAAAAAGCGTTGGATGCTTTGGATATAGCCCAATCGTTACTTGAAACAAGTCAGCACTACGATCAAATTTTAAACTCTTACACATGTTTGCGTAATGAGTTAGCCAAGCCTGAGCAAGAGCCTGTTGCACACCTTTGGGAGTGTATTGG